GGAAAAAAGTAATAGGATTAGGAGTTGGAATTAACCAAAATTTACAACCTGTTTTGACAGGTCGTTTGTTTTGGAAAATTGGAAAATAATGCCCCAAGATATAAAACAAATAATTCGCCAAGAATATATTAAGTGTTGCCAAGATCCGGTACACTTTATGAAAAAATACTGTTTTATCCAACACCCTCAAAGAGGTAGAATTCAATTTAATTTATTCCCATTCCAAGAAAAAGTATTAAAGTTATTTGAAGATAACCCTTATAACATTGTACTTAAATCTCGTCAATTAGGTCTTTCAACTTTATCTGCTGGTTATGCTTTATGGTTAATGCTTTTCCATGAAGATAGAAACGTATTAACTTTAGCTACTACTCAAGCAACTGCTCGAAATTTAGTTTCTAAAGTGCAGTTTATGTACTCAAATTTACCTTCATGGTTAAAAATAGAAGATGTAGAAAATAATAAATTATCTTTAAAGCTTAAAAATGGTTCTAAAATCCAAGCAAAATCATCAAGTACAGATGCCGCAAGATCCGAAGCAGTATCTTTGCTATTAATTGATGAAGCAGCTTTTATTGATAATATTGCAGAAACTTGGGCTGCCGCTCAACAAACTTTAGCCACAGGGGGTGGTGCTATTATTTTATCAACCCCTAATGGTACCGGAAATTGGTTTCACCAAATGTGGGTTAAAGCAGAATCTCAGGAAAATGATTTTTTACCTGTTCGTTTACCTTGGTTTGTCCATCCTGAAAGAGATGATGAATGGAGAAAACGTCAAAATGAATTATTAGGTGACCCTAGATTAGCAGCTCAAGAATGTGATTGTGATTTTAGCACTTCAGGTGATACTGTTTTTTATAGTGAGTATATAGAATTTTACGAACAAACCTATTTAAAAGACCCACTTGAAAGAAGAGGAGCAGACCAAAACCTATGGATATGGCAACCCGCAGATTATTCAAGAGATTATATGGTTGTAGCTGATGTTGCGAGAGGGGATGCAAAAGACTTTTCGGCATTTCATATAATGGATGTTGAAAGTAATACTCAAGTGGGAGAATATAAAGGTCAAATTAGTACAAAAGAATTTGGTCATTTATTATTTGGTATAGCTACAGAATATAATAATGCCTTATTAGTAGTAGAAAATGCAAATGTAGGGTGGCATGTAGTTCAAGTGTTAATAGATCGTAANTATCCTAATTTATATTANTCTCCNAAAAATGGAGATATAACTTCAGATTCTTATTTTGACCAATANTCAGATAATAGTAGAATGGTTCCTGGATTTACTATGTCAACNAGAACTAGACCTATATCTATTGGNAAGTTTCAAGANGGNGTNGGNGATAAAGGAGTTACTATNCATTCAAAACGTTTAGTTGAAGANATGAAAGTATTTNTTTGGAAAAATGGNAGACCAGAAGCTCAAACAGGATACAATGATGACTTGGTTATGTCATTTGCTATTGGTATGTTGATGAGAGAAACAGCATTTAAATTTAGACAACGAGGTTTAGATTTAACTAAAGCTTCTTTAAATAGTATGACTAAAACAACTACAAAATATACTGGGGTTTATTCAGGCGATAAAAGTAGTAATCCTTATAAGATTGATAACCCTTATGGGGGAGAAGAAGATATTCGTTGGTTATTTTAAATATATTTATAATTATAACAATTCTACACAATGGCAGATACTAATGTATTTACACGATTAAAAAGATTATTTTCTACTGACGTAATTATACGNAATATAGGAGGANACCAACTTAAAGTAATGGATGTTAATTCTATCCAAAAAGCAGGCGAGATTGAAACTAATTCTTTAGTTGATAGATTTTCTAGACTGCATGTAACAGGGGCAGCCCCTATTTATAATCCTGCTCTTAATTACCAAACAATGAGAGTCCAGCTTTATAGTGATTATGAAGCTATGGATACTGATGCTATTATTGCTTCTGCCCTTGATATTATAGCAGATGAATGTACCCTAAAAGATGACATGGGTGAGGTGCTAAGTATTAAAAGTAGTGATGAAGATATTCAAAAAGTACTATATAATTTATTTTATGACGTATTAAATATAGAATTTAATTTATGGATGTGGATACGCCAGATGTGTAAATATGGTGATTTCTTTTTAAAGTTAGACATTGCCGAAAAGTATGGTGTTTATAATGTCATTCCTTATACAGCTTATAATATTGTAAGACAAGAAGGATTAAATAAAGATAATCCTAATGAAGTTACCTTTCAATTTGATCCTGACGGTTTAACCGGTGGTGGTGGAGGTTATGGTGGTTACTATGGTGCTGGAGGATCTGGCGCGAATCCCTCTGGAAAAACAATAACATTTGATAACTATGAGATGGCTCATTTTAGATTATTAACAGACGTTAATTATCTCCCTTATGGTCGTTCTTATATTGAACCTGGACGTAAGTTATTTAAACAATATACTTTAATGGAAGATGCTATGTTAGTCCATAGAATCGTAAGAGCCCCAGAAAAACGTGTTTATTATATTAATGTAGGTTCTATTCCTCCTAATGAAGTAGATGCATTTATGGAAAAAACAGTTTCCAAAATGAAACGTACCCCGTATGTTGATGAACAAACCGGTGATTATAACTTAAAATATAACATGCAGAATATGATGGAGGATTTCTTCATCCCAGTAAGAGGTAATGATTCTGCTACTAAAATTGATACTACAAAAGGCTTAGATTATGATGGTATCCAAGATGTTGAATATTTAAGAGATAAATTATTTGCAGCTTTAAAGGTGCCTAAAGCATTTTTAGGATATGATGCTGATATAGATGGTAAGGCAACATTAGCCGCAGAAGATATTAGGTTTGCACGAACCATTGATAGAATCCAAAGAACTGTAATATCAGAGCTTTATAAAATTGCTACTATCCATCTTTACACCCAAGGTTATACTGATGAACAATTATCTAATTTTGAACTTTCATTAACAACTCCTTCAATCATTTATGATCAAGAAAGAATTGCATTAATGAAAGAAAAAGTAGAATTAGCAGCTTCAATTATGGAAAATAAATTATTACCTACTGATTGGGTTTATAATAATGTCTTTAGATTTAGTGAAAATGAATATGAAGAATACCGAGAACTTACTCGTGAGGATGCTAAACGCAAATTTAGATTAAATCAAATAGAAGCAGAAGGAAATGACCCATTAGAAACAGGTAAATCTTATGGCACACCACATGATTTAGCTTCATTATATGGTCAAGGAAGATACCAATCAGATCCTGGAAATGTTCCTGATGGTTATGATGAGAAAAAAGATTTAGGACGCCCTAAAGAAAAAGCATCTAACATTAATACTCAAGATAATGCCTTCGGGAAAGATAGATTAGGTAAAAGAGGATCAAAAGAAGATTATAACTCTTCCGATTCGATTAAACCTAATTATAAAGGAGGTTCACCTTTAGCTTTAGAATCAATGCTTAAACAAATACCAATTAATAAAAAACGTTTGGTTTTTGAACAAGACAAAAAGCAAGAATCTCTGCTTGATGAAGACAATATTAAGAAACAAAAATCTTAACATATTTATAATAAAATTCTAAGAATGAAATTAAGACATTCCAAGTATAAAAACACCGGTATTCTTTTCGAACTCTTGGTAAGACAAATTACGTCTGATACTTTATCTGCAAAAAATTCTCCTGCTAAAGATATACTTCAAAAATACTTTGTTAAGACTGAATTATCTAAAGAATTTAAACTATATGAAACCTTGTTTAAAAAAACAGGGTTAACAGAAGGGAAAGCTGAAATTATAATTAATACACTTTTAGAATCTTTTAAAAAATTAAATAGAAGTACCCTTAAAAGAGAAAAATATAATTTAGTTAATGAAATTAAAAAGCATTATAATTTAGAAGATTTTTTTAAAAATCAAATCCCTAATTATAAAATAAAAGCTTCTTTTTATATTCTAAATGAAGTTTATAACCAAGATTCTCATAATAATTATTCTAAAGTAATTCAACATAAAATTACTCTCTTAGAGCATCTTACTTCTAAAGAAATTTCAGAAAAAGTTAAGAAAAATGTTATTAATGAATTTGAATCTTATGATAAGGATGTTCGTATTTTAACTTATAGAATTTTACTAGAAAAATTTAATGAGAAGTATGATGGGTTAAACCTAAATCAAAAATTAACTTTAAAAGAATTTATTAATGCTATTGATTCAACTTCAACATTAAAAGATTTTTATAATACTAAAATTGTAGAAATAAAAGAAGTTCTTTTGAATTTAAATAAAAAGGTTACTGATAAAGCAACTCAAATTAAAATTAATGAAATTAGTAATTTAATTTTTGAAGCAGATAAATCAACTAAAATTAATGATGATCATTTAGTTAATTTATTACAATATTATTCTTTAATTGAAGAATTAAAAAAATCAAATGGAAGATAAAATTCTAAAACCTAATGAAGTAAGCCCAAATCTATTAAAAAGACTTGAAAACAAGTATGGGGATATTGATGTGGTAAATGATTTTTTTAATTCTGATTTAACTAGATATTATAAGACCACAAACATAAATTCAAATACAGGAAAAGTTACTCATGATATTATTGATTTAGCTAGTTTTGGTGATTCCCTTAAAAAACTATCTCAAGCATTATCTGCTATTAAATCTTTATCAAAAACACCTGAAGGGGGGATGGATAATATTATACAAGATATATCTCAACAAGTTAAAGATGTGTTTAATAAGTATAGAACACACATCCGAAAAAATTACCCAGACCAATATAGCACAATAAAAAATTTACTCCAAGAAATTTCCACTTCAGCAGCCGGTGGTGGGTACTCAACTCCATTTGCATTTAACCCTAATAAAAAAGCTAAAGGTGCTAAAAATATATATTATTATAAATTAGGTTACAAGCCTGTAAACAGAGAAAAATTACGCAAGCAAAGTAAAGGCGTTGATTACGTGGATTTAAGTAAGTAGTAATATGTATAAGTATAAATTAAAAATAAAAGAAGAAAAAGATTTAGGTCCTAAACAATTTCAAAATGAAAGAATGTTAGGATTTGATAAAATTGGAGATTTATTAGGGCAAATTCAACCCCTAATTAATGATGCTAAACAAGAAACTGAACAATATTATAAAACAAATCCTGATTCTTATTCTGTAGTATATGGTACAGATTTAATTCATGATTATTTAAATGATATACTTAAAATTTTAAAACCTGAGGAATAAATGAAAACTTTACAAGAACAATATAAACTAATTAAAGAAGGAAAAGGACAAAAGTCTACCTTCTTAAAAGAAGCGAAAATCAAATTCCCTAATTTAATCAGAAATGGTTCTTCATTCGAAGAAGCAACTTCTATATTAAAATCAAAAGAAGTAATTAATGAAAACTTTGTAGGGTTGCAAGCAATAAACTCATTTGAAACTAAAAAAGATCCTTGGAGTGATAAATTTTCTAATTTTTTAATTGAAAAGAAAGAAAAAGAATCTAAAGCTAAGGCCGAAGAAAAGAAAACAACTAAAGAAGTTGAGGAACTAGAAACTAAAGGATACGATTATAAAGATAAGAAAAAAATTGATAATGTTTATGGTGAAGAATTTTTAAATGGATACTATACTGAAATGAAAGATCCTAAAAACAGTGAAAAAACTGTAGATGAATTAAAAGAAATAGTAGCTAAAAATTTATCTAAAGATGCTTTACACTATGTTAAAGATGGTCAATTTGGAGTTAAAGAATTAGGATATACTACAGACCACCCGGGTTTAGGAGAACCAAAAGAACCAAAAGGAAAACATAAAGCCTCAGGGTATGGTGATTTAAAAGAATCATTAAGTTTATCATCTTTAATTTTAGGTGAAGGTGAGTATTACATGCCTGAAGAAAAAAAGATAAAAGAAAAATTAGAAGAGCCAAAGAAAAAAGTAAAAAAATCATTAGTAGCAGATAAAGTAAAAGAAATTGAAAGTGCAGGTAATGTTGCTGCTTTAGAAGCTAAAATGAGTGCTATTGAGGAAGAAATCGAAAATCGCGAGATAAAGATGAGAATGGCTACTGAAAACGAAGATCTAGCTGAATTCATTAACCCTACCAGAATTAAGGAAATGGGAAAAGAAGTTAAAGAACTTCAAAAATCTAAATCAAAGTATCTTAAAGAATATAAGAAACTTACAGGTGAAGAGTATAAGAGTAAAACCGAAATAGTTGGTGAAGATAGGAAAGCAAAAGAATATATTCAATCCATTGAAGATGAAGATGAACGTGAGGAAGAAAAAAAACGTATGTTTGACAACCCCGATGAAAAGACTGAAGAAATTACTGAAGGAACACCTGGTGGTGTAGCATATATGAGAGGTCAAGAAGATTTTGATAATGGAGCTTCTGAAGATGATAACCCATATGAAAAAATGGAAGAAGATCCTTATGGAGACTATGAGGAATGGTATGAAGGTTGGTTTTATGCTAAAATGGAAGATGAATTGCACGGTACAAGATAATAAAAACTCTGATACAAGATGAAACAAGTACTTATTGAAACCCAATTTTTTAAACCTACACTTTTAGAAGGTAAATTATCCGAAAGAGGTAATCCTCTGGTTGAAGGTATTTTAGCTACGGCTGAAGTTAAAAATGGAAATGGACGATACTATTCTAAAGAATTATGGGAACGTGAAATTGATAAGTATAACCAATCAGTCAAAGAAAACAGGGCATTGGGGGAATTGGATCATCCAGAATCTTCAGTAATTAATCTTAAGAATGTTTCACACAATATTAAAGATATGTGGTGGGATGGAAATAATGTGATAGGTAAAATAGAAATTCTTCCAACTCCATCAGGTAATATTTTAAAATCTCTAATTGAAAGTGGTATAACCTGTGGTGTTTCATCTCGTGGTATGGGCTCGTTACAACAAAGAGGAGAAATGTTAGAAGTACAAGATGATTTTGACTTACTTTGTTGGGATTTTGTTTCAACCCCATCAAATCCAGGCTCATATATGCAACTAGTGAAAGAAGGTTTAGATGTTAATAGTCAAGATAAATATTCTGCGGTTAATGCTCTAGTAACAGAAATATTATGTTCAAATGGGAATTGTCCTATTTTTTAAAAATACAATAAAATAAAATTCAAGCCCTCAAATGAGGGCTTTTTTTTTTCTAGAAAGTGTTATCTTACAATATCCCCATATATGTATAATTGTATTCTGTGGACAATATACTATCCCATATAGTATCCACTTATGTAAAACAACTTATTACGATTCATGAATAATCGTAGATCCCAAACTTAAATTTTGAGGAAAATGAAAAACAACAGAGAAATGCTCAAAGAAGCAATCGCTGAAGCTAGAACTGTTAAAGAAACAGCTATAGCCAACGCAAAACTTGCTTTGGAAGAAACTATTACTCCTAAACTAAAATCAATGCTAGCTAAAAGGTTAGAAGAGATGGAAATTGAAGAAGAAATGGAAGAAGACGAAGCAAAAGAAATGGAAAGTAAGAAAATGGAAGAAGAAATGGAAACAAAAATGGAAGAAGAAATGTCCGGTAAAATGGATGATTCTTATGAAATGGAAGAAGAAATTGATTTGGAAGAACTTCTTGCTGAACTCGAAGAAGAACTTGAGGAAACTAATATTGACCCAGGAGCTGAACCAAAATCCTTTCTTAAGAAAAAACCCGATTATGCTCAACTTGAAGAAGAAGAGATTACTGAAGGTGAAAACGAAGTAACTGAACAAGAAGAAGAAATAGACATGGACATGGAAATGGATTCTGAAATGGAAGGTGACGATGAGGAAATTGATTTAGAAGAAATGTCTGAAGAAGATCTTAAATCTTTTATCGAGGATGTTATTAAAGACATGGTTGAAACAGGTGAATTAGAAGCTGGTGATGAATTTGAAGCTGAAGGCGAAGAAGCTGAAGGTGAAGAAGAAATTGAAGTAGAAGATGAAACTGAAGAAATCATGGAAGGTGATGAAGAAATAATAAAAGAATTTGACTTAGGGATGACAGACGCTGAATTTATAGCATCAATGTTAGGATCACTTGCATTAGTAGGTGGTGTTGCCGTTTCCGCAGCTAAAAAAGAACTTGAAGCTGCTGCTAAAAAAGGAAAAGAAGCTGTTGCCTCTACAATGAAAAAACTTTTGGGTGCAAGTGAAATGGCCGAAGCAGAAGAAATGACAAATGAAGTTGAATCATTGAAAGATGAAATCAATGAAGTTAATCTACTGAATGCTAAATTACTTTACCTAAATAAAATCTTCAGAGCTAAAAACCTAACTGAAAACCAAAAAGCAAAAATTATTCCTGCTTTTGATAAAGCTGCTACCGTAAAAGAAGCAAAACTTATTTTTGAAACTATTTCTGAGAATTTTTCAGATTCAAAGAAATCAATCAAAGAAAATCGTTCTTTAGCTTCCAAACCTGTAGGAGTTGCTCCAAAAAGGGAATTAATTGTAGAAGTTGATTCTCAAGTTGCTAGATGGCAAAAGTTAGCTGGAATTAAATAAATTATAAATTAAAATTAAAATTAAAAAAAAAATGAGTCAATTAAACTCTCTTTTAGAAAGCGCTGGAGGTTCTTGGAAGAATCTTCAGAGCGATGCCGCTAGATTAGCAGGCAAGTGGGAAAAGACAGGATTGTTAGAAGGTATCAACACTGAGACCGAAAAGAACAATATGTCTATGATCCTCGAAAATCAAGCTAAGCAATTAGTAGTTGAATCTTCACTTTCAGGTGGAGGAGTAGCTGGTGGTACTTTTACCGCTGGAACAGGTGAACAATGGGCTGGTGTAGCACTTCCAATGGTACGTAAAGTATTCGGACAGATTGCTGCTCAAGAGTTCGTATCAGTTCAACCTATGAATCTACCTTCGGGTCTTGTATTCTTCTTAGATTTCCAATATGGAACTGTTAAGAGTCCATTTAATGCTAATGGTATTGGTGCTGGTCATTATGATTCAGGATCAATGTATGGTGTAACTGAAGGTGCTGGTTCCCCAGAAGAAGGTCTTTATGGTGCTGGTAGATTCGGATATTCTATCAACAACACTGCTTCTGTATTTACTGCAGCTGTAGTTACCGCTTCATTTGCCCAGGTGAATTTTGATTCAGCTTTCTCTGCATCAGCTGCTGCTGGTGATTACAAAGCTGTAACTGTTGATATGGCTAACACAAATGCAGATCTTAAAGCTGTTCGTGCTTTTGCAATAGCTTCAAGTTCATTATCAAATGTAAACCCTGCTTTTACTACTGTAAGTGGAACAGAAGTAACTTTCATTACTACAGGTGGTTCAGAAGCTGGTGCTTATGCTAACTTCCCTGTTACTTTCTCATTAGCTCCTCTCGATAACGAGCGTGGTGATTTTGAAGATGGTAATACTACATTGAACCCTGGAAACGGAACTATCTCAATTCCTGAGGTAAATGTTAAGTTGAAATCAGAATCAATTGTTGCTAAGACACGTAAGTTGAAAGCTGTTTGGACTCCTGAGTTTGCTCAAGATCTTAACGCTTACCAATCTTTGGATGCTGAAGCTGAATTGACATCTATCATGAGCGAGTATATCTCATTAGAGATTGATCTCGAAATTCTTGATATGTTGATTTCTTCTGTTCCTGCTGGAAGCACAGAATTCTGGTCAGCTGAAAACAACCAAGCAATTAATGCTGGTTCAACTGCTTTTACTAGTTTAACTTCTGGTTTCTACAATACGCAAGGACAATGGTTCCAAACACTTGGTACTAAAGTTCAGAAATTGTCAAACAAGATTCACCAATTAACTCTTAGAGGTGGTGCTAATTTCATGGTATGTTCTCCAACTGTAGCTACAGTTCTTGAATCAATTCCTGGATATGCTGCTGATGCTAATGGTGATGCTGCTCAAGCTAAGTATGCTTTTGGTGTACAGAAAGTTGGTCAGTTGAATGGTAGATATCAAGTTTACAAGAATCCATATATGACTGAGAATCAGATATTGATGGGTTTCAGAGGAACACAATTCCTTGAAACAGGTGCTGTATTTGCTCCATATATTCCATTGATCATGACTCCTCTTGTATACGATCCAGATACATTTACACCACGTAAAGGTCTCTTAACTCGTTATGCTAAGAAGATGATTCGTCCCGAATTTTTCGGCAAAATTCAGGTCTCTGGTTTGAACACTATCTAAATCGTTGATTTAGGTTTACTATAAAAAGAAAGAGGCGCGTTTCGCGTCTCTTTTTTATATGTATGAACGACTTGAATGATTCCAGCCTTATGAAACAATGTAAAAAGTGTACTCAAATAAAACCCCTCAATGAATTTTGTAATCGAAAGGGTGAAAAAGATGGGAAACATCGCTATTGTAAAGAATGTTTAAATTCTGATTTTACTAAATATTACCACACATCAGGTCGAAAAAATAGTGACTATTACAAAACATACAGAGTAGAAAATAAAGAATATTTTAACACATACTGTCGCACCCATTACCACAACAATAAAGAATGGTATAGAGAATGGAATCGAGAACAGTATATAAATCAGATCCTGGGTTTAAATTAAAACATATAGTTTCTGCTAGAATATCTCAGGGGTTAAAATTATATGAAACTTTAAAAAGTGACAGAACTGTTGAATATTTGGGGTGTTCCATAAGTGAATACTATGAGTATTTAAAAAGTATGTTTGATGAAAATATGAGTTGGGATAATCATGCAGAGTATTGGGAAATAGATCACATTAAACCTATTGATGCTTTTGATTTGAATGATGAAAAACAGATATATGAAGCATTTCATTATACTAATACCCAGCCTCTAGAAAAAAACGAAAATAGAGAAAAACGAAATCACTTTTAGTGGCATTTTATTTGGTTACCACAATAATTGTTCGTATATTCACGGGGTAAATGAGAAACGAAATACATCAAAGAAAACCAAAGATTTCCACGAGAAAATTTGGCTACCCGAGGTATTGTTCGTATATTTACATATAATAAAGAGATAAAAATAAAGGTTATGTCAAATAAAGAAATAAAAGATCAATTACAAAAAGGTAGTGTTAAATTCACAGTTGAAGGTATTACTAGTTATTGTAAAGGTAATGATGGTGAGTATGGAATGAATCCAAAAGTATTTAGGGTGACTGAAGATGCTGAATCAGTTTATGTAGATGAATTACTTTCGGTCAGTGGGATGAATATTAACAAATGGGGTCCTACCTGTATTACACTATATACGTTTGATATGTTAGGTAAAAAATCAATAGGTAAAATTAAATATTCAAAAGTTACAATTTTAAAATAAGAGTTATGAGAATAAATGTAAACGCAAGCAACAGTAAAGTAATTGGTGGTAAATTATTTATCACAGGATTAAAAATGGCGAAATTGAAAGCTAAATTAGCTGAAGATATTATTAAAGGTTCTACCGTAGCACACCCAACAATGGGGTTGATGTACGAATATGATGGACCATTTTCTAGAACATAATTATAAATAAGTATAAAAATGAATAAGTGGAAAATTGGAATGGGTATAGCATTAATATCTATATCTATTATGGCTTTAATGTCGGGTTGTGATGAAGACAGACGATGTAAAACATGGACTTGTGAAAGTTGGGATAATAGTGGTAATAGAGAGTATATAAAAGTTTCTTCACCAAACCAGCAACTTTATGGATATTGTGAGTGTATAGAGAATTTTGATAGAACTTGGGTAGTAGATTAATAGAAATGGGATTAAAAAAGAAATACAAAAGAGAATACGGTGAATTGATTGCCGCTCTTATTAAAGATGGTAGATCAACTGCCGTATTGGAAGTAAAGGTAATAGAAACATCTAAGATGAAAGGTTACTTAATTTATGAATGTTCTTACATTGATAGTGGTACTGTTAAAGTATCCAATATTATTGCTAGAGATATATCGGATGCAATGGAAAAGTTAGAACCACTACTAGGATCAGGTATCCCATCATCAACTGTAAGTTATGTATTAGGAAGCCAAACTTTAAATACACCGATTGAATACCAATCAGGTCAATCCTAAAAATAAAAAACGATATATTAATGTCATAGAATTATAACTTTAACACCATATATCCTAAAATTGCTATGGATATGTATACTTAAATAAAGTTATAAAATTATGTCAATATTAGCAATTTTAGGTTTTTTGTTTGCAGGTTACTCTGTAATGGCAAACGACTCAGTTCAAACATTAGGAACGTGGATTGGTTCAAATAAAAACAAATTCGAATGGTATAAATTATGGGCCTTTGCATCATCGATCATGATTCTAACTCTTTGGTGGGGATGGTATTCATCGGGTGGTGATATTTCATTTGGCAGATTAAATAAAATACCATTTATAGAAGTTCAATGGTACCATACATTAGCACCATTAGTATTAATTCTTCTCACTAGAAAGGGTATACCTGTATCAACATCATTCTTAGTTTTATCAGCATTTGCATCATCATTCATATTAGAAAAAATGTTGGTTAAGAGTATAGTAGGATACATCATC